GCTCTCTACCAGCGTATATCTTGTGGCAAAATGAACCTACGTCCCAGCCATAGTCTGCAAAATCTTTATACATCTGCTCTACTAGCGAAGTCGTCGGAACAACTATCAGAGTATTTTGTCCGCGTTCAACGTGATATCTCACAATCGAATATATCATCAGAGACTTTCCAGAAGCAGTTGGGGATATCAACAACCTTCTATTATGCTTTAGGGCGTCGTATACGCCTTCGATCTGATAATCCCTAGGCGCATACTTACTAACCGCAGTCATATAATCTTTTACACCCTCCTTTGAGATTATTTTATTAACCTCAAAAGGAAGACCATAATACTTACTTTCTACAAATTCATATGAGTATTCTTGATCTTTGCAAAACTGTATAATCTTATCTAATAATCCAACATATATTTCGCCATTCTGGGTATTGAATAGACGTATTTTTCCATCCCAATACTTGTTACGGTATTGAGGCATAAATTTAGCACCTGGAACATCAAACGTAAACTGATCTGCTAACTCATAGTAGACGTGTGGCTCCGCTTTAATTTGAAGAAAAACTTCGTTCTTCTTCGATATAATCAAATGAGACATAATCCATAAGATTCACCTATGAATATTTATTACCCCACTGTATACTTATATTGTTTATTGTTGATTGAAAGTATAATCTAATATCATTTTTTGAAGAGTATCGCGCATATACCAAAGATGCTCCTGTTCCTCATATGGTCTAGCAGGTGCTCCTGGCCAATATTTAATAGTTTCCAAAACAGAATGATGTAAAAGACGCACGTCTGATATCGTTAAATTTACTTGGTAATCAAATTCTTGATCTTCCATTAGAATCCTGCTTGGAACTTTTGCCAGTCAATAGCATTTTTAATTTGAAAGGTTCTATTTGATACTGTCTTGATAATTTCTTCTAAAAATTTTAAAGAAGTATCGTAGTAGCGAATCTTCATATCAATCTTATTTAATCGATCATCTGCATCTAGATAGCGTTGAATAGCATCTTTCTCACGGACTTTATATGGAAAAGGTTCTTCTTCATACACAGCGGGGTCTGCTTTACCTGTGTAAAAGTTATGACGTTCAAGTTTTACTCTGTTATATTGCCCTTTTGCTTTCTCTCTCAGTAATGTTATAGTATTGTACAATGTATAATACTTTGAGTGAAGTTGTGGAATCTTCAAAGATTCTTCATGTAGATTATCAGGATCTATAACAGAATCTTTCTGCCACATATCCTGAATTTTTTCAAGGTCCATTATTTAATAGATGATGTCAATTGATATACAGTATACTTGAATGTTGCCTGTGCTGTAAAGTAGTTCACGTCAGTCGATGTTGCATCAAAGTCTAATGAACTAAGAGATACGGGGAACATATCAAGAAATTTTACATTAGCAACCTCATTGAAGTTGCTGTTGAGAATGCGGAGTGATCCATCAGCAAACTGCTCTTTCATATCCCTAATACCCTCTTTATCAGAGGTAACGTCAATAAACTGTTGTGCAGTTTCTGGAAATCCTAAACCATACATCCATTCATGAACGATTCTATAATTCTCCAAATTCTCATCAACTAGGAATTGAATTGTTAGATCACCAAAAGACAGTTTAGTTTCTGGGATATCAATATCTTTCAGATATGTTGGTTGTTTTGCAGTTGCCAGAGTTATTTCTGGTATCCTAGCACTATTACAAAAAAAGTCAACCTTTGGATATTTACCAAGATTGAATTTGAATCCAATACCAGATAAAAAATTTCTATTATTAATCTGGTTGGCCCAACTACAATTTCCCATCAGAGGTTTTTAGGTATTTAGACAAAAAAAGAGGGTCCGAAGACCCTCTTGAAAGAAATGTGTATCCGATGGATCACATAAGGTTTGCAACCTTGACACGTCTGTAGTAACGGTTGGCGTTCTTGTTGAGTGCGCCTGCAGCGACGTTGGTGCCTTCTGCGAATGGGTTCGCGACGATGCCGTAGCGAGTCTTGAATCCAATCTTGGGTTGGAAGGTGTCCTGACCGACTGCACGAACCATCTGAAGGGGAACGTATGGGCAGTAGAAGATACCTGCGTCATAAGGGGAAGAACCCTTATATCCTGCAACGTAGTACTGGGAACCAGTGCTGTTAGGCAGGTTTGCAGAATAAGGATCGATGTATACACGATACTTACCTGCGAGGACTCCAGCAAATGTATTGCCAGTGTCATCAACATTGAGGTTGCTGTTCAGAGCAGGGGTGTAATCAAGTACGCCTGCCATGGTCAGTGCGGAAGCAACGTCTGCGGAACACAGAATCATGTTGCCCTTTCCTCTACGAGTTCTTTGTGCGATTGCGTTTGCATCGCGCTCGATTTGGAAGATAAGACCCTTGAACTTCTCAACACTCCAACGACCGTTAGAGTCAACGTCGAGGTCGAAAGTACCAGCGTTAGCAACATTCTGCTGTGCGCCAGATTCTGCAACGTTATAGATGGTTCTGATAACTTCGCGGTTGATCTCAGCAAGAATCTCTGTGGAGAGAATATTTGCGAGTTCAGCCTCAGCGTTCAATCCGTGGATTGCCTTGAGGTCTTGTGCCAGTTCCAAGGAGTACTCTGCTTTCAGAGCTCTGGACTTAGCGGTTACGGTGACTTTCTCGATCGAGAATGCCATTTCGTTGAATGCACCTGATCCGTCGCCAAGATCCTCGGCGTCGTCGGTACGCATACCCTGACCTACGTTGTAGGTGTTATATGCTTGTGAACCCTCTGGGTTAAGCAAACCTGGGTTGGAACCTGCTTGTGCATCGGTACCCATACCAACGGCAGCATTTGTCATGCCATCGGTGAGAGCGCCAGCAGCAGCAGACTGACCAGAGAATGCGGTATCTGCTTCGTTGAACAGTGCTTCGGTACCAGTCTGATTGGTATAACGGGAACGCATCGCGAAGATGAGTCCAGTAGGACCAGACATAGGCTGAACGCCTGCGAGGTCATAAGCGACCAAGTTAGGCATTGCGCGTCTGATCAGAGAAATCAGAACGGGGTCGAAACCTGCAACAGGGGAGGAAGCGCCAGCAGAGAAACCTGCATTCGCTCCAGTATTGGTGTTAACAGTTGGACCTTCGGAAAGGAACTCGCGCTCTTCGCGGAGAGTTGACTCTTGGTTCTCCAGGAGTACTGCGGTAACAGCTCTACGGTGGGAATCCTTAATTGGATCCATTCCCTCGTAATCGAGGACTGGTGCCCACTTTTCCTGCAGAGCCTCTGTGTTAGGCATTTGCATTTGTTTAAAAAAATTAGTTTGAACGTTTATGATTTAAAAATCAGTTTTTGGCAGCTCTGGAAAGAGTGTCCAAATAGGCTTGCATCATTGGGGATACTTCCTCGGAAATAACCTCATCGGTAGAAACCTCTTCGGAAAGATTCTCAGAGGTGCTTGGAGTTCCGGCGGACTCGGGGAAATAAGATTTTCTCAGAGTTACCAGTTTCTCACGATAGTCTGTCTCACTTTCAAACTCAATATTTTCAGCGAGAGTAGAGAGTTTTTCTTTCTGGGTGTCTGCAAGACCCTCAGAAACAGTGGCGAAAACGCCATCTGCAGAAGACTCAGCCAATCTACGATTTAGAGCAACGTTTCTATCGATTTGCTCGTTGAGTTTACCTTCCATTTCATCTAGTTTATCTACCATGCTCTCAAGTACATTATACTTGTCTTCAGGGATAGTTACATAATGTTCTTCAAAAAGACCCTTCATTCCATCGAGGAATGATTCGGTAATTTCGCTCTTGAGACCTGCTTCTACTGCGAGTGCATTCTCTTGGAACCACTCATCAGCAACATACTCAAGATACGAATCGAGACGCTCAGAGAGTTCTTCTCTGATTGCAACAACTTCTTCTACCAGAGCATTCTGATAGGTTTCGTGCAGAGACTCTTGCATTTCTGCAACCTTAGTCTTAACTGCTGTCTCAAAGATTGTGCGTGCTTTCTCTTCAAACTCTTCGGAGAGTTCTTCACCCTCAAGAAGTGCTTGAACATCTGCTTCGATGTCAAGTCCTTCCTCTTCTACGAGTTCTTCTTCTGTTTCTTCCGCTTCGGTAACAACTTCCTCTTCGGAAACAACCTCATCAGTGGTTGCTTCTTCTTCGGAAACTACTTCCTGCGTTTCATCAACTTCAACTTCTTCGGCTGCAGCAGCACGAGAGTTGACGACATCTCTAACTTGCTTGAGAGTAGCACCTGGCTCTTTCAATCTATTAGAGTCATCATCTGGTCTTGAATTTTCGGGAGTAGGACCGCCGAGATCTTCTACTGGGATTCCAGCAGAAGTCATTGGCTCAGCAGCAGCAGCTCCTTTCGTTACTACGTTTTCCATTTCTTGTAAATTGTTACCAACGGACATTTGAATTATGCGATTAATTAATTAATTACATGTATTTATTTATAATTCAAAGATTTGAGAGGAAATTATTGAATAAATCCAATTTTTTCTCTTCAAGTTGTCTTTGATCTACGAGAGTATTAATTCTCTTCTTGGTTATTTCGGCAAGATGTTCACGAAGGATTCCTCCTTCCCAAACCCATTCTCTACCTTCCATAATTCCATTAACAAAAGCATCTGGGGCAGATGGATCAGCAACGATATCAGCAGCAGTTGCTAACTGAAAATCTTCACCAACAATCTTACATCCTTCACTGGTAGTTTGGAGTGAACCAACACCACGAGAAGAAACGCCAAGCATAACACCTTCATCGAGAAGGGAAGATGCAATTTTACCCATAGGGGTGGAAAGAATTTGTGCCTTTCCTTTAAAGTTATTACCTTCTCTAACTAAAGAAGTAATTTTATGAGAAACGCGGTCAAGATTGACGGTAGGACCATCAGGATGACCAAGTTCGCCAAGAGCACGACCCTTATTAACGAAAGATTCGCAGTAGCGATCTACTTCTTTAGAAAGGGTAGTAATGGGATACATTCTTCCATTACGGTTCTTGAGTTCACCTTGAAGGAATACACCTTCAATGTAAAGTCTCTTATTAGGACCCTTACCTTCGGTAATAATCTGTACGTTTGTTACTTCTTCTGTGATAAGTTTCATTTTTCTTAACCTGTTACTGGATTGCAGTTTTCATCATGACGTTGATATGTTCCGGGTGTTCTGGGAGAATTATCAGCATTTCTTGCTTGATATGTTCCAGGAGTTCTAGGTGTGTTATCAGCATTACGGGCTTGATAGTCCGCATTGAAGTTTTCATAAGTAACACTTGACCACCCTTCATTGCCACCAAATTGTGTGACTGATGTTTTTCCTGGTTGAGGAGAAACAGGATTGCAGTTTTCGTCGTGACGAATGTATGCCATTACTCAGAATCCTCTTCTGTTTCAGTTTCAATTTCATCAACTACTTCATCTGTAGGTTCATCGCCAACTTCAGTTTCAACTTGACCTTCAGGATATTCAAATTCTTGACCGAACATTGCATTAGCAACATATGGTCTAGCAATATCAATACGTTCTGCTGCTTTTGCATACAGAACTTCTTTCATTTTGTCGCTAATATCTGATGATGATCCATCAGTAGCAATCAAATCGACAAGATCTTCCATAAAAATTCAATATGTTAATATAATATATTTATAATTCAGACTTTCTGGTGTCTTTATCGTACTGATTGTTAATTCTTGCAGTTTCTGCATCAACATTAGGATCTGCAGGAACTTGCCCCATTTCCATAGAATCAGCACCCATTCCGGACATACCTGATCCATCTCCACCTTGCATTGATGGGTCAGCAGGTTGTGGTAATGGTTGACCAGTTACTGGATCAATTGACGATGGATCTGGCAAAATACCTTTATTGATTTCATCTTCAATTTGTAGATCAAGTTCAATGATCTCAGAATCGGTTTGACGAAGAACTCTCTTACGAACATATTCGGTAGAGTAGTATTTTCCAATATATGGTTCCATTGTTGCAAGAATGCCAAGTCTATTTTGAATTAACTCAGATTCTTTCAATTCTGCAAACTGATTATCATAAAGGAAGTCATATTGAATATGATCCTTCATCGTTTCCCAATCTTCTGGGGTACAGACATTCTTCAGAATCAATTGAGTTCTGAGCATATCGTTGAACATTTGAGCAAAACGCTTTCTCAAACGACCAACAAATTTTGCAAATTTCAATTCGTCACGAAGAATTTCTGATGATCTCCCCAAATTAAAACCACCATCAGCAGCGATTCTAGACTCAGGTACACCAAGTGCTCTATACAACTTCTTTTGGAAATACTCAATATCTGAGAGTTCTCCTAAATTCTGACCACCAGGAAGAGTTGTTATTTCAGTTCCTCTACCACCTTCTCTACGAGGTAACCAGAAATCTTCCAGCATACTCATAAACTTTTTGTCGTCACGAACTTCGCCAGTTTGTGCGTTATAGACTAGTTTATTTCTATAGCGAGACATAACCTCTTTGAGGTATTGCTCTGCTTTTACTTTTGGAAGATTGCCAACATCAATATAAAAAATACGACGCTCGGGTGCGCGGGAGAGACGATAGATAACAAGCGAATCCTCAATCATTCTCAGTTGATTGAGTGCTTTAATTGCTTTATGCAGATATGATAGAACTGTATTCTTATTTCTATCTACTAAACCAGAAGTGCAATAAGTTACAGAATCTTTTGCAATTTTTACAGACTTTCCTTTACCATTTAAAGATCCTGTTGGATAATTTGGTGATGGAGTATACTGGAAAAACTCTTCAAACTCTGGTCCATTAGCAAAATCTTCATTAGATTTGCCATTTAAATTTATCTTATTGCCTACTCGTGCAAATCCAGTATCATATCTAGTCTCGTCTTTCTTTTCTTGGCGAATATACTTGATCTTTAATGGATCAATATATCTAAGTTCTTTGATACCTTCTTGAGGTGCCTTTTGATCAATTACTTTTAAATAATATACTCTTCCATCTACATACCAATTTCTAAAAATTTCGTGTGACTTTCTATCGAAATCTAAAATTTCTTTGAGATACTTGAACTCTGATCTGATTCTTTTCTTAAGATTGTCGCTTGCATTCAGATTTGATAGTTCGATTTCTACAGGAGAATCATAAAGATCGCTAACGATTGCCTCGTTAACCACATCTTCAATAGCACCATCCGCTTCGGGATGGAGGGACATTTCTCTATATCTTCTAATTAAATCATGTTCTGTTTTATAGACACCTTCAATATCGACATATTGTCCATAAAATCCACTACTAATATAGTTATCAACCCCGTCCTGATTAGTTTCAGGAACGGGGGAAATAACTGAAGGTGACTTGTTTTGCTTGTCGTCAATAGAAAAACCAAAAAGTTTGGCCATAATAACTTAAAGTGCCTATTACCTTCTTCTATTTAGTTGATGTCTTCACCGCCAGCATTTACGCCGCTGCCCTTAGTAGCTTCCCACCACTGAACTTGAAGTTCAACAGTGAATTCTTGGATACCTTGAGCATCATAAGAAAGTTCGATTGGTGATACTTGAGTCGGGAATACATCGTAAAAACGATATGATCTCAGAGTAGAACCGTCACGATCTAACTGATAAACGTAAGCATCTGATTGATAATCTGCTGGATTAACCAGACCAGTATTATCAGATACTCTGTTAATCGTATTCATCCAACGCTCAAAGGCAGAGCGGATTGAAAAGTCCGTATCGTTCAGAACTGTAACGGTCCAAGAATCGAAGGTTCTATCACCTGCGATTTTTAGAACACGACCTCTGAAAGGTACTTCGATCTGAGCAATGTTAGATGCAGGCATATTTGCACCTTTGACCAGGAATCTTGATTTCTCAAGAACTACTGAGTCAGGTTGCGCTGTATCAGGGAACTGAAGAACGACTTCAAAGAGGTTGGCGCGAGCGCCACCACCCGTTAACTTACTCTTGAAGTCGGTAATTTTCCTTAGTGGGGGTGGATTAATTTGATTTCTAGATGGCATTTGAGTTAACCTCTACTTGAATTAAACGGAGCCGATTACTTCTTCAAAAGCAACACCAGTTCTGGTGGCAATGAAGGTAAGACCAATGAAGTTGATCGATCTTGCTGGTTTGATGAAGATGTCCGCTACAAACTCATTGCTATCGATAACGGCAGCAGTATTGTTTGTTTCATCACAAATAACAACATAATCTTGGATACCTCTCTTAGACTGAACGTCACGGAGGAATGGTTCAACAATATTTACAAAGTTAGTTCTTGTAATTTCATCGTTGAACTCGAACAGGAAGTCCTTAGCAGCAGCGGCGATTGCATCTTCTAAGAAGATAAACAAGCGACGAACGTTGATTCTATCGAATGCGGAAGACTTACCAAATCCAGTTTTATCACCAAATAGGATAATACCTGCTCCAGGAGAGAAGATAATTGGATTGATTCTGTTAGAGTACAGAGCGTCTCTTTGCTTTCTACCTGGATTGTATGCCAGTTTGACAGCATTGAGAATTGCACCTCTTGAAGTTCCAGCAGGTGAGAACCAAGGGAACTGTTGAATATCAGTTCTAGCACAAGTGCCTGCGATGTCTCCATTTAGAGGAACATAACGGAAAGTGTCGTTGAAGCGGTCGTACATATACTTGTAACCACTATCAAATATGCCGTAAGTTGTAGAACTTAGTGGTGCATAGAACCCAAGAACGTTATTAGTAATAGTGTCAACATCATTGACAGTTACTGTTCCGACTTGACTATCACTCAAGAATGCTGCTCTATATGGCGAAATGAATGCAACTGCATCTTTTCTTTCTTCAGCAACTGCAATGCACTTTTGTGCGATTCCTTGAGAAGTTTCTTTATCATACTTGGCAGATCCCATAAGAATGAAATCTACTTCAAACTCTTCAGTGTTTTCAAACTTAGTGAGACCTGAAATAATATCATCGGCACCACAATCCAAAGAACCTGCGCTAGTTAAATTGGTTGAACCGCCATAGTTTCTACCACCTGCCATTGCAAGTGAAAGTGAACCGCATCCACCAAAGTTTACACCATCTGCATTTTGATCCCAACCAGTGTCAGCATCAAGTTCCGATTGTGCTCTACCATTGTCGGCGAATGCAATTGCAGTTGTTCCTGCAGGTGCAGAACCACCAAAGATATAGCGAGAGTTGGTATAAAGGTACTTTCTCCAATAAGAAGGAGAACCTACAGAATATTCAGCATCCTTTGCCTTGGAAAGGTTGAGGTGCTTTTCTAGGATTGAACCTGCATTTCCAGTAACCAATCCCTTGTCATCAATAACGACAACATGAACTTCATCAAATCTAGAGTTTCTATTTGCAGCAAACTCAGAAGTTCCAGGACGGTTTGATAGTTGATCCCACTCAAGTTTAGCTGGATCACCGTTAAAGTCAGTAGAACTCAGTTCAATATACTGATTTTCAAACCAGTCTTTTTCAGTAGTGTAAGAACGAGTTGCTAAAGGTGCTTCGAGGACAGCAGTGTCTGTGGTATGAATACCAATGCTTCCTACGTTTGTGAGGGCATATACACTGTTCTGAGTGTAGTCTGCATTGCTTACTGTTCCTGCAGCAGAAACGTGTGCAATAAGTTTTGTGGATATTTGACCATCACCAACTTCAGTGATAACACCTTGGAAGAATCCATCGATTGATCTTGTTCCACCTGTCGCTGCAGGAACAGTTGCTCCTGAAGTAACTGCCTGTGTAAATCCATAACCAACGTTAATATTGGCAGTAGAGATTCCAGTCAGAATTTGATCCGCCTTGGCATCAATAATTCCAATTCTGATTCCGTTTGCCCAAGTTCCTGGGTTTCTTGCAGCAACTGTTACGTTGGTAATTGAATTGTCATCATATGCAAGTTGCTCATAATGTTCAGTACTCTTGATTCTTATGCTGGTTGCTGAACCAACATATGCATTTTTAAGTCCCGTTCCATTAGTGATATCAAAATCATCTGCTCTAGAAACTCTCAGAGTTCCTCCGTAAGCAAGATAGGATGATGCAACCATCCAACTCTCATAATGCTTATCTGTTGAATATGGTCTGCCGAAAGTGTTTAAGAGATCGTCCTCGTTTTCAATAAACTGTGGAAGATCTACAGGTCCCTTGGCAAAAGGAGCAACAATCGCCCCAATAGAGCCAGAGACTGGATCGACTCTTCCAATAGTTAAGTCAACTTCTCTTACTACAATTCCAGGAGATGCTAAATTTAGTGGCATCTTTTTTGTTCTCCTTGGTCCAGAATTACCTGAAATTATTTATCAAAAAGGGCATTTTGAATGGGGAATCTAGACGTGAAGTCTACCAATCTGGATATTCCCAAACATTATTATCCTTTTTAACTCTTTTTTTAGTACAATCTTTACACTCATAAGAGTATGATGATACGACAGGACCTCTATCTTTTCTAGTCCTATAAAATCCATCAACTAAATTTTTCATTTCACCACAAGTTCTACATTTTCTTTCGTAAAGAAGTAAATGTCCTAATTTTAGTTGACTATCTAAGTCCACTAGTAATAATCCCACATATATGATTTATCTCCATATTCATCAGTATGCCAACGATCACCATTAGTATCTGTAAATGAAACTTCACCATTAATTCCATCATCTAAAAATCCAAATGGTGCCATATCCTGTTCAATTTGATTTTTCTGCTCATCATAAATTTTTTTACGGACATCAGTATCCGTCATCTCTTTAAAGTAATCTTGTGCTACCAACCAAGAGAAGATAACAAGGCACATTGCCAAGTCATCATTACATCCCTCTTCCGCTTCAAACGAATTGTGTTTTTGAGCAAACGTCGTAAGTTCAGATATGATCTCATAATCAAGAGTCAACAACTTATCATCTTCTAAAAGAGTTTTTAAGTTTGAACAACCAAGTCTCTTTACCTGCGCTGTTGTTCTAACTCCCATTTGAGATTTTTTACCCGAAAATCCATGACCAACAACTTGACCAGCACGACCTCTCATTGCTGCCATTAGCATATTTTCATATTCTAAATCATAATGAAGAATACTTGCTACTTGCTCACCAATATCATTAACTTCAATCAATACCCAAGCATTATTATACCCCTTTAAAGTTTCTTGAATCACATTTGGGAATAACATTGGTTTGATTTCATTATTCCTATACTTTGCTACAATTTTGTAAGGAAATTCTGTAATATCAAACACTACAAATGCAGAGTAGTCATTACCCAAACCACGAGCAACGTCTACAGTCATAAGATAATTGTGTTCTGGTCTTGGTTTTTCGTAAATATCTAATCCAGCGTTTCTTTGGATGGGATCTTCATAGACTAGATTCCTGAGTTTTGCCGGATTTATAAGGGTATTGACAGAACCAAGAAACTCACACTCGAACTCGACTTTGAATTGCTGTTCTGATGTGTTAGCAATCGTCTGTTCTTTCCATACTTGATCTCTTCCAGGAACCTCGGACCAATGAACATCAGTTGGAATGTATTCATTTTTACCTTTTTCTGAGTCGTGCCACATTCGGTAGAAATGATTCATACCGCGTGGCGTGGATACAATGATTACCTTTGTGCTTTGTCCAGAAGAAATAGTAGGATAAACAGAGGCAAAGAAGTCATCAGCAATGTGATTCGGGATGAACGCGAATTCGTCAAGAAAGATGACATTATAGGATCCGCCTCGGACAGCAGATGACGAAGTAGAGTTAGATGAAATTTTGGATCCATTTTCAAGTTCTAAACTACCTTTGTTCCAAGATATAATACCCTGCTGCATCCACTTTGGCAAATTTTCATAAGCAAGTTGTAATCTTTGAAGGAGATCTCTTGCAGTAGATGCCTTGTTCGCCAAAATTGCAATATTAACATTATCGTTAAAAACTGCATAGTGTAAAAGATATGATATACACGTTGTAGACTTACCAGTCTGTCGTGGCATTTTGCAGATATTAAATCTATTATCATGGAAGTTTTGAATCAACTTCTCTTGAAAAGGATACATATCAAAATTAACAAGACCATAATCCAGAGATACAATCTTGATATAATTTCTTGCAAAATAAACAGGGTCATTCTTACATCTGATAAACTCAATGACCTGCTCCTCTGTAAATTCGTGAGGAGTATTTGCTTTTTTTAGATTCGGATTACCAAGATAAATGTTATCACTCATAATAAAACTCCTAAATCAACATCTCCAGCGTTTACGTGCCTTACAGATTTTTTTGTCTGGGGTCTTTGAACAATCAATATTATGCATCTTCATCTGACCTTTAGAACGACTGCAATAGTTCTTACGGCGATTGGCATCTTTACTTCCCTTTTTAACTTTACCAGTTACTGCAGTCTGTAACTTTGAACCTGGATTTTCGCGCTTATAAGCATTTACAGATTTCTGACTCATACCATCAACACCGTCTTTACGGTTTGATTTTTGCCAGTCTTCCTTTACCTCTTGCTTACCATAAGTTTTGCAGGGATCTTTTCCACAACCACAGTTCTTTTTCTTTTTTTCTTGCAGATCCATATCTGATTTCCAATCAGAGAAATGTGCTTTTACACAATTTGGATATCTCTTTCCAAACATTGTCTTCATACCCTTTTTCTTATATCCTTTCCAACACTTTTCATCAAGATTAGCAGCAACTTTAGCAACTTTTTTAGATTGCTTTGCGTGCATCTTAGAAGCACCTACTAACTGCTTTGAGATCTCTTTCAATTTATCTTGTTTAGATTTTGCTTCATCAAGTACTTCACCATCTTGCTCAAAAGATTGATTTAAAGGTAAAGGATAGTTGGGCATTGG